CGCTTAGGCTTGCCAGAGTCATCATATTCAAAAGTTACCTGACTCTTAGCATCAGGTCCAAGCCATTCCATCATACCATTTTTACGTAGTCGTGTAAGTTCTTCTACAATACGGTGGCTCCAGTAAATTGCACTGGGCATATAGCTATCAGTTTCGTTACAGGCATAACCAAACATTAATCCCTGATCACCTGCACCAAAATTATCAGTACCTAGTGCAATGTCTGCACTTTGTCCATGCAACAAGTTTGTGATTTCAACTGTGCGCCAGTCGAATCCACTTTGCTCATAGCCCACGTCCTTGATGACTTTGCGTACTGCACTTTCCACTTCTTCGCTGTGCAATACGCCTTTATATTCCCCGGCAAGTACAACACGATTAGTTGTTACTAACGTTTCACAGGCGCATCTAAGGCTTTTATCTTCTTTGGCCATAACTAAGTCTAATACTGCATCGCTGATAGCATCTGCAATTTTATCTGGGTGTCCTTCTGACACGCTTTCACTGGTAAACAAATAACTCATTTAATTCCTTTTTCTAATTCTTTAACTGTATTTTTAATTGCTTCTGCAAAGTTCAATGCAGATTGATTGTCAAGCAACAAGTGATGTTCTTGTTTGTGAACTCCCTTGAACAAGATTTCATAGACAGCCTTTAAACGTTTGCGCCAATCACTCCATGCAGGAGTCCAGGTTGTAACATAAAAACTGACTTCAACATCGGGTACGTCTTTATCACGTTGCACTTCAATCCACATCTTAACTGCATGGTCATCTGAAGAGCAGTCGCATTCAACATTAAAAACTCGGGCATCACCAAAGTCTTTTTCGATGCTGATGCCTTGAGCAGGAGCTTGTGCTTTCATATTTACTTGCCCCATCCATTACTCCAAATGTCAACGTGTAGTCTTGGACTATAGCGATAACCTTTTTCCAGTGCAATGTCTGCAATATGTTTACTGTTAGCAAAGTAAGCCGCATCAGTGCCGCCCACTGGCATAACAAACACCGGACCTTTAAAGCCAGCTTCACGATACTCTGCTGTAGCGGCATCTACTTCTTTAAAGTCTTCCAGCTTATCAACAACGAACTTCAAGTAAGTAAAACCACGTGTTTGATATTCTGCAACTACTTCAGGACAGACTGCATCCTTCCATGACTCGCCACTGGCACTTAGCTTTGGACTAACACTAAATGTAATTTGATCTTTACGTAGATGATAGTCATTGATCAAGAAGCGTTTAAAGTCTTCATGCAAGTGCTGTGTGCCGTTTGTTTCGAAGGTTAAGTTTTCGAGATCGCGCATCTTGTTTTCACTTAGCAAATCTGGATATAGCTGTTGCCAGCCTAGTAATGGCTCGCCGCCTGTAATAACTAAGTGAACATCATTGCCATTATCTTGCTTCCACGCATGATTAGGAGTTAGTTTTAACATCTCGTCAATAGCTTCGTCTATACTGTAGTAAGGACTTAGATGTTTAAATGCAGGATGCCACGATGCATAACTATCACAGCCTGTTTGCGCAAGTGGCAAGTCCATAAAGGATTTATACAAGTGAACCTTGGCACCAATGTCATCTGGCTCTGTAGTCTTTTGGCCTGAGGGCAAGCCGAAGCCTGGGCATTTGAAGTTACAACCGAATGTACGGAAGAATACGCTGGGTACTCCGATAAAGCGGCCCTCACCCTGTGCGCTGTAAAAGATTTCACTTACTTTAATTTTATCCATGTCTCATTCCTGCGTTAGATATTTTTACTTTATTACCGTATTTTAACTTAATAAGGCACTCAGTGTCAACATCAATATTACCTTCTATGGCATACCAATCTTGGTCTTCGGGATTCGACCAAGTATCATAAAGTGTACGAACATTACACTCTGGAAAGTTATCGGCCAGCCAATATTCTAATTGCTTATACTCCCAGAAGTTTAAAAAAACTTTGATCTGTGAGACCATTTTATTTTGTTTTGTTTTTCTTAGATGCCGTAATCATTGCCGCATCTTTCTTTGCACGTTTAGGCTTTGTTTCTGTGTTTGCAGGAATGTTGCTTTCCGCTTTTAGTATAGCCGCACGTACATCATTGAGTAATGCTTCGTCATCCCATATTAGCTCTGTCTTACCATCTTCAAATGTTTTTACAGTTAAGTGACTACCTTGTTGCATCTTAGGCCAGCCACCGCTGTCTACATTTTTTAGTTTAGTTTTCTTTTCTTTTGGTAATACAACTTTTGCACCGCCAATAGTACCAGGCATTTCTAATGCAATGCTGTCTGATTTAGTTTTCTTCTTTGTTGCCATGTCAGCCTCCTTGATTGCTGTCTTTGTGACTAAACGGCCAAGCATTACTTGGCTTTGGCCGTTTCTTTAATTTAACATTTTCTTTGATGACTCTGCCATCTTCTTCGCACAAATCAATTTGATATGGTGCATATACAAGTACAACTACATCTTCTTCCAACCAATTATGCTCGCCGTCATAGAGCCAACTGGCTCCGCCTTCGTAGTACGACTCTTTGAGTTCTTGCTGTTCCATTTCACCAATGTCATCACTGAACTCCCATTCAATGCTGATACTGTCGTCAAACTCACAGCCCCAGCCTACGTCAGATTTAGTATATGCAATTTTATCATCTTCCCAGGGAAGATTACAATCCATGTCTTCTTCAATAAAACCTTGTCCCCAACGATATGTTTCGTCAATGTTAAACCAACTGACGGAACCGTCATTATTGTTTCGAAACATTTCTACATGGTAAACAATGCTTTTCTTTTCCAGTGGCTTGATCAGATATACTTTAGACATTATTCGCTTCCTCCGAAGTCTACAACATTTCCATCTTCGTCTGCAATGATAATGCGTACGTTGCCATCTTCATCTTCGATTTCAAGCGGACCCCATACCCAACATTCTGTTTCTTCTAAGTACCAGTCACCATCATCCTCTAATGCGTAAGATCCATCTTCACTGATAAGCTCACGAAGACGTTCTTCTTCATCTTCATCAACACCTTCGATTTCAATATCGCCCCAGCAACCACCATCAAACATTTCAACTAGTTCTGTGCTGTCGATGTTATCGCCGACTAAACTGAATAAGTCTAAGCTATCTTTCTTTCCGTCACCGCCTGGTACTTCTTCAAACTCGACAGCAGGGAATTCATCGTCTGTGGTAAAGATGGTAAATTCTGCACTACGATAACCATCTCGTACAATAATTTTAGCATCAGAATTTCGATGGTAAAAATATTCAATCTGTTCGCAGGATTTTTTATAATGTGTTCGTATCGTCCAAGTTGCCATTTTATTCCCCTTTGAGTTTGTTTATCATCCAAGTATGCGCGGCATCTTGTATATAAGGATATTTAGATGCCAGTTCCTGATCTTGGCTCATATCAATGATTAACTGTTTCATAACTTTAATAACAGAGATCCAGTCTTCTGCCGAGATAGTTCCCGCCTTAGTTGTTATGTCACCATTATGATGAAATGTTATTGTAGGTTCAGGAGTTCCAATTTGGATAGCACTAGGTTGTGTATTAATACCTTGGCTCATCCAACTGCTACCATTCATACCATTAGCAGTTAGAATCTGTCCATTTGCGCCTTGAGCGCCGATGACGTAAGGACCGCTTGGCGGAATAGCACCATAGCCTGCCTTAGAGGTAGCCATTACGTTCCTCTACCTTCCAAAGACTAATTCCCTGTGAAATGTCCTTGCTTGTATTTTTCTCAACATAAGCAATTCTAACTTCTACGTTTAGTTCTTGCAATAGTTGCATAATGACATTTACATTATCTACAGAAGACTGTAACTGAGTTACCAGTTCTTCTATCTTAGGATCTTTCATCGAGGAGCGAATTCCTGTTGTAATTTAATATTGTCAAAGAATTCTTTCTTTGCACCTGGATCATTTTTAAAGAATCCAGTTAGTACGGTAGTCTGTGTTAGACTACTATGTGCCATAATGCCGCGATTCTCACAGCAACCATGTGTGGCTTGAATATATACTGCTACGTTTTCTGAGTTTGTTGCTTTGCTGATTTCCCTAGCAATGTCATTGCAAAGTTCCTCCTGGAGAGTACCTCGCCTTGCACACCACTGTGCGATGCGGGTGTACTTGCTGAGCCCGATAAGTTTCTCAGCGGCAATAATACCAATATAAGCAACGCCACTAACGGGTTGGTGATGATGGCTACACATACTGCGCAACTCACTGCGAACAACAAGCATACCTTCGTAACGATCCGTCGAATCATTTGGGAACGCTGTGGCGTCTGGTGCTGGTTCATATCTTCCTGCCATAATTTCATTGAAGTACATCTTAGCAAGTCGTCTTGCAGTACCTTTACTATTAGGATCTGTCTCACGATCAATAAGCAAACGATCTAGCACTAGTTCAAATGCTTCTGTTGCTTCGTCAATTAGTTGCTCTTTATTATAGTCGTTAACATATTCACTGAGGTTATCGCCTGCCCAGAAACGCTTATTGTCACGTTTCATCTTTGCGCGAAGATAGTTACCTAAGTATTTTTCTTCTTTATATCCGCCGTCGCCTGCCATTGCGTCCAGGCCGGTTTCTTTTTTATCTGTCATTTTATATTCCTATGTT